GTGCCAGCCATCTCCATCGCCCTGAAGACGCGGGTGTCTTGGCACAGGAGGCTCACGGCGGCAACGCGCATACCCATGTCGTACAGGGTCTTCGATAGCTTCATGCGTTCGCAGTTCTGGTCGCGCACAGTGCGCCCAGCCGACAGGCCGATGATTTGCGTCTGCACTGCGCCAGACTGGCCAGTGGTGCAAAGGTCTTGGCTGTAGGACATCATGCTTGGCGCGATGGCGCTGGGTGGCGGCGACTTGATGTTCTGGTCGATAATCTGCCGAGAGACGGTCTCGCTGTAGCTCTTGCTGTCGGAGACGTTGACGTTGTTGTTCTGGTTGACGTTGTTCGTCGAGGCCGTGCTGTTAATCGTGCTGTTGCTCGTGTCGGTGTTGATGTTCCGGTTGGTGTTATCGGACCTGCTGTTCACGCTCTGGTTGATTGTGCTGTTGCTCGTGTCGGTGTTGATGTTCCGGTTGGTGTTATCCGACGTGCTGGCCGACGTGTTCTGGTTGATGTTCGTCATCGTGCCAGAATTGATATTGGTGTTCTGGTTGATGTTCGTCATCGTGCCAGTATTTTGGTTGATGTTGGTGCTCGTCGAGACGTTATTGTTGTTGTTCGTGTTGACCGACGTGCTGGCGCTCACGTTATTGTTGTTGTTCGTGTTGACCGACGTGCTGGTGCTCGTGCTGGCATTGACGTTGTTGTTCGTGTTCACCGACGTGCTGGTGGACGTGTTGTTGTTGGTGTTCGTGCTGGTGGAGGTGTTGTTATTTGTGTTCGTCGTCGTGCTGGTGCTGTCAGACGTGCTGTTGGTCGTCGTGTTATAGATATATTCCGTAGGCGCTACGGATGCAGGCGGAGGGGTTGCCTGCGCAAACACGAGAGAAGCCGCGCTGGTGGCGGCCACAAAACCAAACAGAAACCGTTTCATCACCTATCCGCCTTATTATCTAGTTTGTCCTCAATCCGACGAAGGTGTATCATCACCTCGTCGAACTTCTTGTCGATGGCGTTGAACTTCTCGTCACCAAAGCCAAGGCGCGCCTCCAAAAGCGTCAGCTTATTGGTGAGATTAACCCAGACGGTTATCAGAGCACCAATGAAGCTGAGAGCCGTGATAACAAAGCCGAGGATGGTGAAGAGAGTGTTCGTGTCCATTATTTTAGGTTCCGCAGCTTATACACTGCCGACAGATACACTTCTGTGACACCGTCGACTAAATTAGCCACTGCGCGGTTGCCCTCGCAGATGTCTTCGTGGTGCTCTTCAATCCAAGCCGCGTCAGCCGCTAGGAGTTTCAGCACATCACGTTCAAATATCTTCGGTGCGGGTATGTTACCGATGAGGCTGAACGCGCCTTGGTAGGCTTCTACGAGTTTGTCGATTGCGTCGATGACATCGTCGTAGAAGTCTCCCAGTGCCATATGCTTTGCGAAGCTTCCCTCACCCTTCGCGCGCCAATGCTCAAAGTGAGCCACGTTGCGTGCATAGAACACGCGACTGATGAGTTCTTCTATCACTCGGCTGTTTCCTCTTCCTTGGGCAGTTGGCCTTCAGCCTGCTGCTTGATTTTCATGAGAAGCGGGAACGCGCCTGACGACGTGGGCAGGTTGCCCAAAGTCTGGAGGACGGCGTTCACTTCGTCTACGTTCAGGGTGATATTGATTTCCATTACTCTGCTCCTTCAGCCCAAGGCAGCGGTGGCGTCACTACGGGCGGGTCAATCTGGTCAGCAATCTGCTGCGCCACATTCGCTTCATAGCTTGCAACTTGCTCTTCGCCAAGTGCGGCTTGCACCCAGCCAATGACCTGCGCTTCGGTGAGGTCTGCATATGGCGTGAATGTCGAACCTTCGTCGAGGCTGACGCCGACAGAGCCGTATACTGAGCCGTTGTATGTGCCGTCTGTGCCGACCAAGGTCCAATGCACGTTGAAGACCACATCGGTTTCGTCTTCATACTCTGGGTAGGCGTCCATCTGCACGACGGCCCATGTGTTCGTAATAGTCATGTCTTAGTTTCCTTCTAGTTGAGCCACGCGGGCGGCAAGAGTGTCGATTTTCTCATTGGCTTCTTGGAGAGCCTTGATAAGCATAGGGACGAAGACGCTGTATTTCACCGACTTCGTGGTTTCACCTGTCAGTTTGCCTTTCGCATCGCGGTCGGCTGTTTCTTCCACCAAGCCGGGGAATATTTCCTCAAGTTCTTGCGCGACAACACCGATGTGCTTCTGCTCAGGCTGCGTCTTGAGGTTGTAGTTGACCACCCGCACCTGCATGAGATTTTGCAGTTTAGGCGTAGCGTCTTCGATGTTGTCTTTGACCTTGATGTCAGAAATCGCGCCGTAGCTATTATTGGTGTTCTGTACGTTCCCGTTCGTGAAGACACGAAACCTGATGTTATTATCGTCACCGCAGTTCAGATACGTACCCGTGGTGTTGCCCGTCCCGCTCGCGTACATCCCGATACAAACATCGTTTGCTGTATCGGCCACGCCGAAGCGGCCACCCTGCACGACAGTGCCTATATTCACCAGCACATTACCACCGGAAGTGATGCGCATACGTTCGGAAGCGCCAGAGTTAAAGGTGTATACGCTGAAATTGAAGCCCACGGGCAGGTAAACACCGCCCGTATCATCAAAGCCATTCAACAACACACTGCCGCTTTCCAAGTACCAGTCGGACCGATAACGCGTTGCTCCGGACTGATTGACACGCGACGTCCCTACAACTTGCAGTTTTGCGACTGGCGAACTCGTACCAATCCCGACGTTGCCGCTGCTGTCGATGCGCATACGCTCTGTGGCATTTGTATACACGATAAACGGCTGAGCCGCAGCTTGATAGACAAATGCGGAGCCGTCAGCAGCCGCACCGATAGTGACGCCTGTGGTGTTGCTGTTTATGTATTTGGTAGCAACCTGAACATTGCTTGCCGTGTTTAATACCAGCTTATCAGTAGGCGAACTCGTACCAATCCCGACGTTTCCTGTTTCCGTAACGCGCATACGTTCTAGCATCGCTGCGCCGTTGCTTTCCGGTTGCGTCCAAACGGTAAACGCGCCCCCAAAGCCGTTGTTGGGGTTATAAAAACGAATTGCAGATTGGCAGTTATTTTGCCCTTGGTATCTTGCCCTCACTTCAGCGAATACCGCTGCGCTTATGGGAACGTCGAGCAATATGCCGTTGTCGCCACCAGACGAAACAGTGAGCCTATTTATTGGCGAACTCGTACCAATTCCGACGTTGCCGCTGCTGTCGATGCGCATGCGTTCTGCGTTGCTCGTCCAAAAGGTCATTGGTTGAGCAAGTTCGCCTACAAGGGCGATGGAGCCAGCATTGTTCTGTATGTAACCAGAACGAGTTGTCCCCGCAGTGTCGTAGAATGAGTAGAAACTGGCGGAGCCTTGAAGCCGGACTTCGGTGCCGGACACATGGAACTTCGCACCGAGCGAAGTCGTACCAATCCCGACGTTGCCGTTGGCGTCGATGCGCATACGTTCTACGGTGTTGGTAAGAAACCCAAGAATTTTGCTTCCGCCTGTTGCGCTAATTACGGACGTTCCAGCACCCGCTGCCTGTAGGTTTAATATGCTGGTATACGCCCCATCCGAGCCGCGTAGAGTTATGGTGGGGTTCCCCGCGCCTACAATGTCTAGCACACTCCCCGGTGCATACGTACCAATCCCGACGTTGCCGCCATCCGCGTTAAAGAGCAACGGAGCGCCCGCACTCCCTGCGATAGACTGGAGCGAACCGGCGAAGTAAGAGCCGCCGACAAGGATGTAGCCTACGTTGAGCTTGTACGCAGTATTGACGCTGCTCTCACCTATGGCAATTTGGCTAGTGGACGCACTGGCAGTTGTGGGGTTTGCCACAGGAATAATCGTAAGTTTGCCGCCGTAGCTTGTTGTACCAATCCCGACATCACCTGTGCTGCCGATGCGCATGCGTTCTGCTGAGTTTGTCAGGAACCTTAGCGTCCCCGGATGCGACATCTGAGTGCCGTTGACGTTAGCGCTACCAGCAAAATCATACCAGCCACCGCTATTCGCAACTGTTCCAATAATGGTTCCGCTGCCGTTGCGGAAAGTCGCATCGCCGTTCACGTCCAGCTTCGTTGCTGGCGAAGTCGTACCAATCCCGACGTTGCCGCTGCTGTCGATGCGCATACGTTCTGTGGCGTTGGTCGCGCCATACCAGACATGTATACCATTTGAGCCGACAAGGTACTTAGTGTAAAGCGCGTTGGTCAGCGTTGTGTTGTCGTTGACTGTAAGGCCGAAAGCCTCACTACTCGTTGTCGTGCTATATGTATGATACAGGTTTGAGCCGTAGGTTGTACCAGCGCGAAGAATAGCAATCCCGCAATCGGCAGCATTGTTTCCGCTAAGATTTCCAAAAGCGGTAATCCTTTGAACAGCACTCGTCGTCCCCACCAGCAAGTTGCCGCTGCTGTCGAGGACCATGCGGTCCCCTCCGGTGCTTGAATACCAACGAAGTGAGTTATCGGCAGCGTTGAAATAGTTTGAGTAAGACCACCCACTGCCGCTCAGGGCGATACCAACATTGCCGCTGCTGACGCGGAAATTGCCGCTGCCCTGAACCGTGAGTTTGTCACTCAGGCTTGTCGTACCAATCCCGACATCACCCGCGCTGGTGATGCGCATACGTTCAGAGCCACTGGCAGAAAAGGTTAGTACACTTGTCGATGCTGGGTTCTGTATAATCCAACTCTCGTTGGCATCTTGGAAAAGCTGGATGCCTGCGGCAACGCCGGACAGGGTATTCACCAATAGCTTCGACGTGTTTGAAGCGGCACCTTCTCCAACTTTTGCCGTTCCGGCTACAGTTAGCTTTGCACTGGGCGTAGTCGTGCTAATCCCCAGCCGGTCGTTGGCGTTGTCCCAGAACAGATTGGCGTTGTCCTGCGAATACACGCCAGAAGCGCCAGCAAAGACCACAGAGCCTGCGGTGAAGGCCGTGGACGTGCCTGTGCCCCCGTTGGCGACGTTCAGCGTGCCAGCGAGCGTGATTGCGCCAGTCGTGGCAGAGGCAGGCGTGAGGCCCGTTGTTCCTGCGCTGAACGACGTCACGCCGATACCCGACAGCGTGGCCCACGTTGGAGCCGCACCCGTGTTGCCCACAAGCACCTGACCCGTTGTGCCGACAGCGGTCGCAGAAATAGCCGAGGTGCCATTGCCCAACAGGACGCCGTTCGCGCCGAGTGTCGTTGCGCCAGTGCCGCCCTGCGCCACTGTGAACGTGCCAGACGTGACTTGCGACGCGGCGATAGCGATGGACGACGAAGAGGCCGACGTTACCTGACCCTGCGCGTTAATCGCCAGAACGGGCACGGATGACGCGCTGCCGTATGTCGATGCGCTTACGCCTGTGTTCGTGATGCTGAAGACCGTACCAGCCAGCGTGAGGCCAGTGCCCGCAGTATACAGGACCGGCGCAGCGAACTGCGAGAAGACAATCGCCGTTGTGCCGACCGTAATCGGCAGTGGCGTCTGCTGCACCCACGACGTGTTGGCTTGCGTTGAACCCGCAGTGACAAGGAAGAAATCGCCCGCGTCAATCTGGTCAACGCCAGAGCCTGCGCTGTCGAAGTCCGTTGCGCGTGTCAGGATGTACGGTGCAGCGCCGCTGCCGGTCTGCGTTACGGTGTAGACGCCGTTGTTCGCCTGCGCCACTTCGTTCTTGACCAAGATACGGTTGCCCACAACCACAGCCACGCCATCGACTGAAAGCGCGGCGTTGGCATTTGCCGTGAGCGTTGCGCCAACGCCAGAAGCGCCGTTGTTGTACGTGTTGGCGGGCAGAGCCGTAACCGTCGCCAAGCGCACGGACTGGTGGAAGTTGATGCCCGACGCGATGCTGTCGGCGTAGAGCTTGTTGACGATGTCGGTGCCATTAACTGGCGACGCGCTGATTGTGCCTGTGGTGAGCGCAATCGACGTGATGTCGGTGTTGGCACCAGATGCCGCCGCGCCGAGGTTCGTGCGCGCAGTGCCCGCAACGCTCGCGCCTGTGCCGCCATTGGCCACAGCCAGTGTACCGCCGAGGGTCAGAGTGCCGCTGCTCGTTATCGGCGAGCCGCTGAAGGTCAAGCCAGTCGTGCCGCCAGATGCGGCAACGGACGTAACAGTGCCCACCGTGCTATCGTTCGACGTGATGGTGAAGTTAGGGTACGTGCCGCTGATTGTCGTCGTGCCTGCGCCTGTCAGCGTCACAATCTGGTCGGGTGCGGTGTTGACGACGTTGATTGAACCCGAGACTGTGATTGGGCCGCCAGAGACGCTAATGCCCGTGCCTGCCGTCAGGTTGACGCTGGTGACCGTACCAGCACCCTCGATTGTCTGCCACTGAGGCTCGTCCGTGCCATTAGACACAAGAACTTGGCCCGCAATGCCGGGATTGGTTAGCGCGAATTTTGACCCCGTCGAGTATACGACGGCACCAGCGACGGGAGAGAGCGCATCGCCAGTGCCGCCGCGACCCAAGGGGAGCGCGCCTTGGGTTTGGGTTGTGTCGGACAGGTTCACCGCTGGGTGGACGTGGTCGCCGCGAGATAGGGTGACGGCAGTGCCCGGCGAGGCAACACCGAGTGCCGAGGGTGACACCACCGAGAAGTTGGCCCCCAGTGTGATGTTGCTGGCAAGCGAGCCGCCGCCTGTGAGGCCGTCACCTGCTGTGATTGTGCGCGACGTGGGTACGAAGCCCGTGACGTCGAGTGGTGCCGTGGTGGCGCTCGTGACGCGGCCCTTGCTGTCGACAGTGAGGATTGGGATAGCCGAGCCGGAACCGTACGTTCCCGCGACAACGCCGCTCAGGGCGAGCTGGTCGAAGCCTACGCCGCCAGCCGCAATCGAGATGACGCGGTTTGCAGAGAGGTCTCCGCCACCTGCGAGGCCGGTTCCCGCCGCGATGACGCGCGAGGATGGCACCGCGCCGACGGCAGCGATATTTGCGAACTGGACCTTGTACGAACGGCCCTCGAGGACGTACGGCAGGTAGCCGAGCGTGCTCGAACCCGTATATTCGGGAAGGCCAGTGATTGGCGTCGGAATTAAGTTGGTAGGTACGCCCACAGCTATTCGCCTCCGTAAATTAAAAAGTCGTCAAAGTCCTCGGTGACAAGGAACTGATTGCCGTTTTCCGTAATGACGCCACTTGGGTTCGTCGGTATCGGTGCGTCGGTACGCAAAAACGGCAGCGTGATGTTTTCCGTCTGCCTTGCGGGCAAACGATAGGGGTCCAGTTGGTCGAGGTCGGCATCGCAGACACGCAAACCGGGGAAATTTATGTCCGAGTGCAACTTATGCAACGGGAACTTGCGGCTGCAGCGTCCGCAGATGCCGATACCCAGTGTCGGGTTGCCGCGTGTGTTCAAAAAGACCGGCATTAGCTTAATGCCTCGTCAGGACGCGGGAAGCGCAGCGCAATATGCTCGCCAGACCGTGCGGGCAAGCGATACGGGTCGTATTCGTCGAGGTCGTCACGACACACCTTCAGCGCTGGGCTGTTGCGGTCGCTCCACAACTCCTCCAACGGGAATTTGCGCTTGCAGCGGTCGCATATGCCAATGGCCAGCCACTTCTTTCCGCGCGTGTCAAGGAAGCCCTCTACTGGCACAGCGTTACCGCGTGTACATTGCTATGTTTGGCAGTATCATCATCGGGCTGTTGTCCCGCTCTTCCTGCTGCGCGAAGTACAAGCTTTCCTTGGCCTTCTGGTCAAGCATTGAAATCATGCTTGGGTCGACTTCGATATACTCCAGCGCCAGACGCGCGGCGAGCATGGCCACAATGGCCTCGTACCAACGCTGTGGCACGTCGATTTCTTCCGTCATGGTGCCTACGTCCATGATGTAGCGCTGACGCCACAGGACGATTTGGTACACTTCCGCCTCTAAATTGGGGACAGGCCACATGTGCATCACTGGTTGCTGCACCTGACGGTCGAACCAGTATTGGAGCGGACGGTTTGACTGAAAATACTTGTTCGGAAGGTTCGTGTAGTCGTCGCGGTTGATGCGCGCCAGCGGGATTTCGGTCGGCATGTTGCCAAGGAAGACCGCGCTGAAGCCCAAAGTGCCGCTAGTGGCCCGTACGCGGAAATATGTCGTGGCGACGCTGCTGTCGAGGTCGAACCACGTCCATTCGCCGGGTGTTGCTGTTGGTGTTTCGGTCTGAATGACGGTCCAAACAAGGCCATCGTCGCTGCGCTCAAGGGCCAGCGGCACGGCGTTTGACGTCCACTTGACGCCAACAGTGCTGACGAAGGTTTGTGTGGTAAAATTCACTTCACGATACGTTGCCGTGTCGTAATTTATGCCTGTAACCTGCTGCAGAGTGCGCAAATTGCTGTTCAGCACGTCTACGGTGCCGACATCTAGGGTGATGTCGCCCGTGCCGTTGTACAGAGGGTAAATTTGCTTGTCGATGCACCACAATTGGATGCCACGGTTGGCGAGGTCCGACAGCAACAAGAAAAGCTGGTCGTTTGCGATGTCGACATGCTCTGGAGTGAGCGATTGTGCGGGCAATTTGCAACGACGCGCGGCGTTTTCAATGACGCGGCGGGTGTTGAATACCGTTTGTGATACTGTGTTCGAGTAGGCCATGGTTTTTTGCTCGCTGGTTTAACGCAGCAGCTTGCATACGCGAGCAAGCATTTCTGACCAGACACGCATACACGAAAGCAGTCTCGGCTACAATACCGAGACTGCCTTAGATGGTGTCAGCACTTGCCCTTTGGCATAGCGGCCAGACCGCCTGACTTGCGGCTAATCATTGGCTTGCTGTTGTATGCGGGAACGCCGCCGCCTTCTTTTCTGGTCAAAGGACGGGTCACCATCAAGCGTGCCCGCTCTAAATCGCTCATGGCTTTAGGCATCGGCTTCTTTGCCGCCGCTTTAGCCACCATTGGCTTTTTCTTCTTCGCAGGGTCTACGCCGCCCGGTGTCATGCCGAGTTCTTCGTCCGTCATGCGACGGCCAGAGCTGTCTACTGGGCGTGTCGAGATGCCCTCCTCCATCATGCCGCCACGCGCCTTCTTGACGCGTGGGATTTTGGCACCAGCGGCGCGGGCTTCGTTCAACGCAATCGCGACGGCCTGCTTGGTAGACTTGACTTTTGGGCCTTCCTTCGAGCCGCTGTGCAGCTTGCCCTTGGTGAACTCTTCCATGACGCGGCCAATCTTGCGCTCGCCGACCGAGCCGCCCTTCATGTACTGAACGCGAGTGCTATTCTTAAATCCGTCCATGTCACTTACCTTTCTTGCGGGCCACAGCCATGTTATCAACTAAATTTGGGTAGGGTCGTCCAGCGGCTTTGGCGCGTGCCTTGGCAGCTTTCTTCTTTTTGGCCGACAAGTCCTTGGGTTTGCCGAGGTCTTTAGGGCGTTTCTTTTCCCAGACAGGTTTTACAGCAAAATCGCTCATATCAACAGTCCCATTTACGAAGTGATAGCGCTTTTCGTGTCGGGCGACCCTTGTCGTCCTTCATCGGCCCCGGCATGCCAGACATGCGTGCGCAGAAGCTCTTGCGACGCGCGGCTGCCTTGGGTGATTTCTTCGCCTGTTTGGCCGAAACGGGTGGCTTGATGTCGTGCCCCTGAGCGCGCAGCGATGCACGGCCCTTGGCATTGAGGCCACCCTCGGGGTTCTTCCCCTCCTTGCGGGTCCACGCGCCGCCGCCCTTAGAAAAAGACCCACGTACGTTGACCTTAAACCGGCTGTGGTCGGACGCGTTGCTCATGTCAGGCTATTTTTAATGACGATGAGGATAAACATAGAAGACACGCTGTTGTTGTTCGCACTGCCGATAGCGGTGGCCTCTAGCGTAGTTTTCTCTAAAAAGGGTACTGGGTACTCGAACACATAGTCGGCGACACCGTTGTTCAGCGTGGTGACGGCGGCTGTGCGGCGGATGCCATCAATGCCACTTGCGAGCAGACGCCCTTGGACTTGCGTAGACCCAGAAGCCTGTCCCGTAGAGAACAGCCCTTGCGAAAGATAGGCCGTGTGGCCCGCAGGCACGGTGTAGGTACCCGATATGGTGTCGTTATAGTTAAATTTGATGATGTCGTAGACAGTGGCGGGTACGCCCGCAGTGACTGTGCCTGTGCCGACATAGATGTCGCCCGCCGCGCTCGCGGAGGAACCCGCAGTGGCGACATACATGTAATTGATACGCAAGAACGCGGCAGTCGTAAGGACAAAGGTCTGGCCGTTAAGCGTGACGGTTTCCGTGATTTCGGCGTAATTGGCGTCCAGACCCTCAATGACAATGGTGCGCGCGCCGGTTCCGGCTGCTGTATCATTCACGTTGGTCGAACTAACGCGCATCTGCAACGCGGCGCTGGGCCGCGCGATTAGGCTCGGCAACGGCCAGACGGACACCTCGGTCGTGTCTACGTCAGGGTTGAACCCGAATATCGTAACCGAACGGTGGCCGACAATCTGCCCACGGGCGACTTGAAGCTCAAACGGCCCGTATTCGCCGAATTGAGTAACTGAAGCGGGTGCGCCCATGGTGTTGTCCTTTACGCCGCGTAAGTCTTGATGGCTTCGATTATAATCGTGTACCTATCACCAGCGGCTGCGCCAACGGTGCTGAAAAGCACGTCGCCAGTCACACCTGCGCCTGCATTGTTCGGCAAACCGCCGAACTCGTCGTAGCACATCTTGTACAAGACATCGGCAGGGACGCTCTCGCAAAGCACGTCGGTCGTGGCATCCCAGAGGATGTCGACACCCATACCAAGGGTCTGGACCCAAATCTTGTTGATTTTGACGCCGTTGCACGGACGCTGAAAGCTGCTGGGGGCGAGGGTGGAAACATCAATCTTGAGCGCTCCGGTCTCGCCGGTGCCGTCAGAGATGTTGGTGAACTTGGCGATGTATAGACGCTCGCCGTCAAGAATAACCTGTGTTGCTACTGCATCTGCCATCTGTGTGTTCCTTAGAAAATGCGGCGGGTAGTGGGGACTTCCAATCCACTACCCGCGCGCACTATATCATCGCGTCAACGATTAGTCATCAGCCGTTGTTTGCACGTACAGCATGGTGACGCGAACTTGGCCTGCAGTCGGCTGGCCGACAGAGGTTACAGTTGCGACAACCGTGCGGTTCGCACCAACATCGTCCATTGCAGCAAGCTGCGCAGCGCTGAAAGCGTTTGGACGACGAGCTGCCGTCTTGACGCTGATTGCACTGAGGTACTGCGTGCCGCCGGAAGCGGTACCAGCCGAAAGCGTGGCCGAAGTCGCGCTGTCGTAAGCCGTGAGAACGTCAACGTAGAAGTCAACAATCTGCGAAGACGCAGGGATGTTGAACGTCGCGTTCTGTACCAATGTGGCGTCAAAGTTAATCAACACGGTTTGGCTAAGAGCGACGAAGCCGAGGTTCGGCCCGCCGCTTTCGCCTGCGTTGCGGTCGCCAGAGGCGAGTGGTCCGCTCCAAGTAGTTTGTGACATTCTAAGTCCTCCTAAATAGAAGGGGAGGGGGACCGAAGTCCCCCAACCCGATTAGATGCCAGCCGTACCGTATACGCCGCGTGGGTCTGTCCAACCGAAGTTGTAACGCTCGGTGGCCTTGTAGCGCATGCTGTCGGTTTCAAAGTCACCTTCCATGCTCTTCTCAAGACCGCGACGCATCGCAAGCTTCAAGCCTTCTGGCGCGTCGGTCTGTACCCACCATGCAGTGGTCGACGTGATACGCGACAAGTTGGCCTGACCTTCGTCCAGCAAGCCCATCGACTTGACCGGATTGAGGTCGTTGTTTGCCGTGCCAGCACGCAGTGCAGACTTCAGCAAAACTTCAGCTTGGAACACGTTGGAAGGACCAGAAACGATTTTCCGTGGTGTCAAGCGGATGCGCTTGCCGTTGTTGTCAACCGCGTTGCGGATTTGAATGAGCATTTGCTCAAGCGAAGTCTGCGACAGGTTGGCTGCGGTTGCGAGCTGGTTCGAGAACGTACCAGTTGCGATTGGGTGGTCCGTCGCAACGAGCGACTTGCCGTCGCCGCCTGTGTACGCGCCGTTGAAAGCACGGTTCAGGATGTTGGCACCAAGGGTTTCCTTGGTCTCAATCAATGACTGAGCGAGGTGACGGGCGTAGGTCTGACCGATACGGATATGGTCGCCATCTTCGACCAGAACTTTCGTCAGTGCGAAAGCAAGGCCGTAGACGCGGTACACGTAGCGCTGAATGAACAGCACGCCGCCGGACTGGTACGTGACAGGCATGCCGTCTGGCAATTCTGGTGCAGCACCGAAGCCGAACAGGACAGGCTCTTCATGGTAGTTCCGAGGGATGCCCTTGAACTCTTTGAAAACCTGCGACCATTCGTCAGCACGTTGGTCATAGATGCCGTTGAACTCTTCGTTCAAAATCGGCTCGACGATTGAGCGGAAGTCTGTACTCCGCATTGGGGTAGCCATTGTTCAAGCCCTCCTTAGTAAGCAGCGCGGTCAGCGACGTTCTGGTGCTCAGATACCTGAACTTGAACAATCGTGAAGTTATCGCCGAAAGCGTTGTCTGGTGCTGGTGCGAGGTCGATAATACGCATTTGCGCGTTACCAGTGTCGGTCAGCGTTGCGGTGTCGAGCATCAATGCCGAAAGACCAGTTACGGTCGAACCTGCAGTGATTGTGGTGAAATCGGCTTGCTTGCCGATGTCCGTCACTGCGATTGGGCCGTTTGCTTGAATTTCATAGACAATGGTTGGGTCGAGAGTGACGTAGGCAACGACGTCGGTGCCGACCTGAGAGGCCGTCCACTTGTTGCTTACGCGACGACGACCGTCGCTGTCGGTGAACTCAACACCTTGGAACGTACCAATGTAGCGGTCGCCAATGGCGGCTGCTTGGATGGTTCCGTCGGTGCCAATCTTTACCGGCTGGCTCTGTAGGATATTAGCGGCGTAGCCCGACAAAATCGTGTAAGCGGTGGGGCGAACCACACCACTTGGCGAATACGAAGGACGAAGGCCGAACGGTTGAGAAACTGTGCTCATGTCCATTTACCTTATAATTGAGTTACGGTTTCCCGCGTTAGGTAAAGATACCTTGGCGCGGGTTATAATCACGCAAACTCTGCATGCCGTCATCCTCAACAACCCTCGAACCGGCCTGCTCGGCTTGGTTCCGTATCATGTCGGAAACCTCCACAAGCTTGTCCTCTTCGCGTAGCGGAGCTGCATGGTGAGCTTCCTGCATAAAGCGCTCGTAGAGGCTCATGGGCAGCTTAAACGCAAGCATCTCGTTCACGCCGATAAAGCCTGTCCATTCGCCAGTCTTTACCGAGGCATACTCCATTCCGGGGACTTCATCTGGCCGCACTGGCTCGTAACCGAGCTGCATACGGCGGTGGATTGGGTCACGCGAATTGGTCGTCGTCAGCCAGCACAAGTGATAGCCGGGTATTTCTGGCAAATCAGGTAGTGCGTCATTAAACAACTGATTACGGAACATCTCAAGCCGGTCGTCCTCTGTCAAATCACGGCGTTCGGCAACCTCGCGGGTCTCCGTGCGTCTCGTGTCCCGGCGTCCAACAACATCGAAGTCCGGTGCTTTCTTCAGGCGGCTATCTTCTGTATTATCTGTCATGTTGTCTCACTCCTTAGTTAGCGAGCCGAACCAGCATCATACGATTGATACGCCTTTAGTAAGCGTTGGCGAAGCACAGGGTCATCCCATGCTCCAGCCTCAATCATAGCCTGTTTCCGCTCTGGTGTCACGTATATTTCGCGTTTGGTACTTACGGGGGCATGCTCACGGGTATTTCCCGTGGGTGGCCCACGCTTTTTGCGCCGTGGAGCTGGGGCCGCGTCCTCCCCAAGTGCCTCCGCAACACGGTCGGTCAACTCTTCCCAATACTCACGCGATGCGGGATTGTAGCCCTCACGCACAAGCTCGTTGTCGATAGCCTTCGTCAGTGCGCTGTCACGGTCACGGGCCTGTGGGTCGTACCACGGGTTGGCCTGCATCCATTCTTTGGCGTAGTTGACGACGGTAGGGTCAACCTGCGGCTGGGCCGCTTGCTGACGTGCCTGCTCGAACTGCTGACGCTGGTGCGTGAGCTGGTTCGTTTCAGCGATGGCTTGGTCGCGGATGCGCATTGCAGCCACAACATCTTCGCCATTACCCGCTTCGGTCGCCTTAGCGATGAAGTGCTCTGCCTGTTGGACGTCGCGCTGGGCTTTAGCCAAACGCTCTTCCAAGGTCTGGGCGTTGGTCTGCATGGCATGGCCTTCGACCGACGCCAGACGGCGCAACAGCTCTTCGGTCTGCTTCTCGAGCAGCTCGATTTTGCGCTTGTCTTCTTCCTTGGCGCGCAGAAGCAAGTCGCGACGCTTGCGCCGACGTTTCGAGCGGCCAGTTACAACTTCGTTCTCACTGTCCTCTTCACTTTCGGCAAGACGACTATCGCCATCATCGGCGTCATCATCATCCCCTTCATCGCCACCATCGTTGCTATCGTCGGCGTCATCGTCGGACGCGTCCTGCTCGGGTGGGGTTTCTACGGGGATTAAGTCTTCTTCGGTTTCGTTCTGTTCGGTACTCATAACCGGCTTCCTTTCTGTAGCCTTATCGACTTAGATGAAGGCTTTGATGACTAGCGGGTCGCCAGTCACCTTGCCTACAAGGTCGAGGTCGTTGAAAATTACCAACAGCGCTTCGTCGTCGCCATCAGTGGTTTTGACAGTCCAGCGGTCGCCGCCGTACTTAGGTACGCGGACGTAGTCGCCCTCTTGGCACCAACTACCTTCGGGCCATGCTTCCATGGTCGTGCGGTTTTTGAAAGCCAATGAACCCACCGAGATTACCTTAGCAATCTGGGTGTTCCACGCGTCTGTCTCGCGTGTTTCCGAGGTTAGGATAATCCCGCCCTTGGTCTTCTGCTTTGGCGTACGGATTTGAACCAATACGCGGCTGCCGAATGGTTGGATGCCGGGGTCACAAGGCGGAAACGCCTCATCCAGTGACGCGTACCCAAAGTCTACTTTATTGGCTAATTCCTGCATTAAGCGCTCCTTTTTCCGCAGGGTTACAGTAATATGTCTTTACGGTCCCTCTCCGACACCATGTCGATTAGAGTACGTTTGGCATGCTCGAGGCCCGCGTACATGCCGACCGCCCGACCGTAGTCGAACGTATCGCGTCCCGAGGGCGTCTCCAGCGCTTCTTTCGCAAGCCGGGCTTGCTCATTCTCCAAGCGCTGGAGTAGCATTTCTATCTTCATGCGGGGGTCTTTTTCCCGCCGCGTGCTTCAAACTTAGTGGGCAATCCCATTTTTGCAAGCTTGTGCATGTTTGTGTTGTCGGTGTTCATCACACCTGCAGACTTGTTTTTGCTCAATACTGCGTCATTCTTCTTCATACCTGCCTCCTATGGCTGTGGGTTTATTCCAGTGCCCGTGGACACTGCAAAGCGTTCGCCGCTCTGGATTTCGGCTTGCGCCAATGCCATTGCGGTCTGGTTGTCTTGGCTGTTCATGGCCAAGCGCGCTTGGATTTCAGCCATGGTGCGCTGGTCCTCGCCTTGCTGCTTCTGCTGCTCGATGGCGACCTTCGCTTGAAGCTCGGCGGCGTCCATCTGGGCGTCCATCTGCATCTTCTGGGCGTCCATCTGCATGCGCTGGGCTTCGGTCTGTGCGTCCATCTGCGCGGCCTGCGCGTCGGCCTGCGTTTTCTGCTGGTCGAGCTGCAATTTCTGCATATCCAGCGCCAGACGCGGGTCTTGCATCGGCTGCGGTGCGAACTGCTGCATGACTTGCTGCGCTTGCTGGATGATTTGCGGTATCTGCGCGAACAACTGACCGCCCTCGGCCAGCGCCGCCGTCGATGCCTCGGCCAGCATGCGGTCGAGTGCCTTGCGGGCCTCGGTGTCCTTCGGCTCCATGTCCCGCATCATGTCGCCCAAGTCGCCGCCGAGCGCGTCTGTGGACACGTCGAACACTGCCGACGCATACCAAAGCGCGACGTGCTCCTTAATGTGGTTCAAAATGGCAGGAATGTAGACTGGCGCGAATATCGGGTTCATGCCGAACGTCGGTGACATGAGATACGCGATGTGCGTCTGCAAGTGCGCCAGATGGTCTTGGTTCGGAAACGCTGTCACAGGGCGACCGAGCGATGCGGCGACGTTCTCGTTGACCGCGTTCTGCTCGGTAGGCTCCATCGCTGGGTTGAGCAGGTCTTTTGCATTGGCGATTTTCAGCGTCTCGAGGATGCGCTCCTCGACCTTGCGCTGATTGTACATGCCGGGGATGGCCGCAGCGCGCTGCGCCACAGCCTGCACCTGCGCAAAGCGCTGCGCCTCGCTAAAGATGTTCGGGTCGCTGACTGGCACAATGTCGAGGACGCCGTCAAAGTCATCGCGCGACGCCAGCTCCTCGCCAGCCTCTTGGACAAGCTTCTCGTCGTCGAGGTTGAAGCCGTTGAGCCTGTCGAGGATGCGCAGCATACGGCCCATGCTGTCGTGCAGACGGCTGTGGATGGCCGAGTAGACGACCGCGCCTTGCTCCAGCTTGGCAAGCGTCGTGCCGACGGGTGCGTTCGGGTTGTTGTCGGCAATATCATCCAAGGACGTGCGCACGACGCCCTTGGCGGTGTCGATAAGGAAGCCCAACAGGTTGAACAACGTCTGCGATGGTGGGTTGTACGGCAGCGGCATGGCCAGCTTGCGCACGTCATCGACGTTGAGACCGCCTTCAATCTCCTCGGTCTGGCCCGGCTGAATGGACAGGCTTTGTCCGCCAGCGGTGCCGCCCTTGAGCTTGAGCATGGTCTGGCTGTTCTGGATGTGCGCGCTGTCAAGCAGTGCGCGCAGCGCGCCAGTCGCCGCGCCGGATAGCCCACCAATCATGTGCGGCAAGCCAATTGGATATGCGCCGCGCCATGGGATGAACGGGAACTCGACGAACCAATACATTTCGTCGCGGGTCTCGTCTTCTTCGTCCCAGTTGCGATAAATTGCGAGTATCTTGCCAGTCTGCTTGTCTATGCTGACGATATAAGGGGCAGTGCCTTCGCCCTCCTCTATCTCCATCATGACGTAGCTCTCGTAGACGATGCGCAAGCCGTCTTCGTTGTAGCTCGTCGCGTCGCGGCCCTCAATCTTGTCGTTCGCTTGGCCAGCGACCGATTGCTCCGGCTCCATGCTGGCAGGGATTAGGTCGGCGTCGCGATACATGCCGTCGCGGACGCGCGTCTCATAGTCGAGCTGCGTGAGATATTGCACCTGCGTCTTGCGCTGCGCAGTGTAGAAATTGGTCGCCGCGTAGGGCAGGAGCATGTCGTCGATAGGCACGAACAGGAACGTCGGGCGATTGCGCACGCTGTCCCATCCAAGTTTCAAATACTGCGCGCCGCCGAGCGGTAGCTGCGTCATGAGCTGTTCAAGCTCGGCGCGGACCTCGGGGCACTGGACCGTCATCTGCCAATTGAGCAGGGCCGACTTGCGCTTGGCCTTCTCGACCTTGTCCGCCGTCATCGGGCCGGATATGTAATCTTTTACAGGTCCGCCGGACGGGAATATCTCCTTCATGGCGCGCGCTGCAAAGTCAACGCATGCCTCGGTCATGACGGGATGCACGACGCGTGACGCGCCCTCGAACTGCGCGCCGCCCGGTGCGTCGTCGCCAAGGCCAGTGCGGCGCAAGCCCTCTTCGTACTGCTCGTCGCGCTTCTTGCGCGCTTCCTTGTCCTTGCTGATAAGCTCGAGCAACTGCGTCGAGAGCGTGTTCAGCTCCGGCTCGGGCATCTCCTCGGCGAGGTTAGCGTAAAATTCGCTCTCGGCTGGCTTCGCCGCGTCGTCGGATAGGCGAACGATAGCGCCGCCGTCAGGCGTGTCTTCGACCTCGTCGTCATCGACGTCGGGAAGCTCCACAAATTCGCCTTCTGGCATCTCGTCTTCTTCGTCCATCAGTCTGTCCTCTTGGGATGCGCCTCGGCACCGTTTACATTAAGAATACGCATATTGCCAGCCCTACTGCGCGTATGGGTTTACGAGTGGCTTCGGCGCGGGGCGGTCGCCCTCGGTGCGCATGGGTGGCTTGGTCAAGCGCAACAGCCCCTTGTCCATGGCGACGCGCACCGCTTGCGTCGTCTGGTCCACATGGTCGTCGTGCCTTATGCTCCCTGCGCCAGTGAAGCTGCAAAGTTGGTGGATGAGAGGCTCGCACCATGTGCGGGGCTTGCCGGGGTTCTTGTCGCTCTCGGGAACCCAGACGCGGCGCTGCGCGAATATCGGGCTGGCCATGTGCAGACGCGTGAGCTTGTCGGCGCGTCCGGGGTTGTACGCATAGGCTTGGATGCCTTCGCGGTCGAGCATTTGGCGCAAGCTTATGCCGCTGCCTTTGTCCTCGATGAGAAGCAGGTCGGGCTTGCGTCCCGACGTCATGGGCTTGGCGCTCCCGAACATGGGCCGGATGAGCGCCGTGTCCTCGTCGTCGCCATACGGCATTTTCAGCTCTTTTTTGACGCGCTTCATCAGGTCGGGCAAGCCGAGATAGTCTTCCCAGCAATCGAGCAGGATGAGGTGGCTCATCTCCTTATGCTGGAATATGCCCCAGACGCCGCATGCGGTCGGGTCGGGGTCGCCCTTACGGTCGAGGCTCTTCTCGGTGTACGCCGTGTCGAGCGACATGATGATATAGTCGAGCTTCGGCAACGCCTTCTTGGCTGGCCATAGGTTGAGCCAACTGCGCTGGATGATGCCGCTCTCTTCGGGGTCGATAAGCTCGCCGTACAGCTCCTGCCGACCGAGCGTCGTGCCTTCATACTGCGCCAGATTGTCGAAGAAGCTGGCTGGCAGGTTGGCGCGGTTGTCGTAGGTCGAGCCGCGCACGATGAGGCGACGGTCCTTTGGCACCGACAAGCGCCGTATCAGCTCCTTGGGCTTGGGCGTCGTCGTCCATAGCACCTGCGGGTTGAGGCCAAGGCGTAGGCCCATCATGGCCATATCCCATGTGTCCTCGTCATACTGCCATGCCGCCAGCTCGTCGCACCATGCGCGCGTCGCCTGTGGTCCGCGTAAGCGCTCGGGCTTCTCGGCAGTGAAGCCGCGCAGCGTGCTTATGCCGCCGTTGATGTTGCGTATCTTGATGAACAGGTCGGACTTGTTGTGCTCGACCAATAGCTCGGGCGGCAAGACGGATAGGATGCCGCTCTCGCCCTCGAAGCAGGTAAACTTTACGTCCTGATAGGTCGGGGCGATGACGTAGCTATCAAAGCCGCTCGGGTCTTCGTAAGCGGCGCGCGTTATCCATTCAGCGCCGACGCGTGTCTTGCCGAAGCCGCGCCCGGCAAGGATGCCGCACTCGGTCCAGTCAGTCTCGGGCACTATCTGGCTGGCGCGCGCAGTTTTCCACCACCGCGTCTGCCAGTCGATAAAGACGGATTGCTCGGGTGTTAATGACTGCAGGACTTTTTCGGCTAGGCTCAAGCGTCCTTGTCCCCGAGCGCACCTGCGCGGATAGCGGCGGCAATGCTCTTAGTGACGTCGGCAGTCTCGGACGCTATGGCTAAGGGCTTGTCGTCCTTATTGCCGAGGTTGAGCGTCGAGCTATCGCCATATTTCTTAGGTGCCCATTTGGCCAAAAGCTTCATGCGATATTCTGCGCGGTTTTTCTGCCATGTAACCGAAGCGTTATCGAGCCGTCCTGCTACAGTGTTTCCGGCTGCGTCCTTTTCGAGCAGACGTTCCGGTTCGGCGTCGATGATGTGCAACACGTCGTCGGCGATGACGTCATAACCGACCTCTTTGGCTTGCGCGTAGGCGAAAGCTAGGGTCTCGTCGTTGCGGCACCATTCCGCCCACACAGTCGGATGAAAATTCAACTCACGCCCAAGCGCCGCCAGCGTCTCGCCTTGAGCGAGACGTGACAACACTTCCTCGACGAGCGCGTCAGTCTTCTTAGTAGGGGTTGGCATGTCCATAGGCTCCTTTGTTTCGAGGGGCAGACATAAGCCAACCGTCCGACCAAATCAACCGTTCCCTGCGCCTCTACACCCCAGTGCAACGCAACACGAAACCCGTGCAACATGCAACACGAAACCCCCTTAATGGAACATTAAGGAGGGTGTTCGGTGTTGCAGGTGGCATTGCAGATGCAACATCTAGCTCGTGTTGCATCGTGTTGCATCGTGTTGCAAGCCCTCGTAACCACAGCATTTCTGCGCTTCTGGTAAAAACTTACTCGTGTTGCATCGTGTTGCACTGCTTGCATGTGGTGCAACTTTACAAGTGCCATTCCTAAATGTTGCAAATGTTGCAAAGGTCCGAAGCGGACCTATTATCACCCTACTCGTAAAAAAAATGCAATATATGAAAAATAAGTGTTGCAACGTCTGCTTGCATAGTCCATAGAGGGTTCATCAGCAACGAAGACACGGAGTAAAACGACATGAAAGTTACCGCTAACCACCTCGCCATCATCCGCGACAAGGGCACGGCATATCTTGCCGAGCATGGCTACACGTTCGCAGACGTTGTCATCGGTCGTGACGCATGGAACGTACTGCATCAGTCCGGCGCGTACCGCGCTATCGGTGACGACTTTGTCGGCGGCTATCCAGACTACAACGACGCGCACCTGCAAACGGCCTTGAAGGCTCTTATGCCCAACGCCGTTTTCCGCCGCTAATCAACAGGAGCCTATCATCATGACTGAATACTACGACCTTCTGAACCGCGCACACGCAGCGCTAGAGGCCAAGGACTACGACCGCGCACGGTCGGTCCATGCCGCGATGGACCGTTTCTTAGATACGGAGCCGGAGCTGACTGCGCCACAAGAGCGCAAGTTCGAGAGCACGATGTTCCAACTTCGCGACAACAACAACTTTTAAGCAGGAGCAACACGACATGATATTGACCGACCAAGTTCTCAACGACATGGCCAAGAAGGGCTATGTGTATCGCCGCGATACCAAAAACTACCCGGCCCAAAATGGTCTGCGCAAACTGTGTCGCGACTTGAAAAACGAAGACTACAGCAAGCTCATCTTCGACGTTGACGCATATAAGGCGCACGGCAACTGACACCACCGGACGGCGGAGCAATCCGCCGCGAGGCTGGCGTTAGAAAAAAAATGCAATCCATGCAAAATAAATGTTGCAACCTCAAGTTGCATAGTGCATAGCCTGTTCATCAGCAACGAAGACAAGGAGTAACACATCATGGCACGAGCAATAGAAATCACCGTTTACAAGTTCGACGAGCTTGACGCAGACGTACAAGCTAACGTCATCTCACGCTGGCGCGACGGCGACCAATTCTTCTGGAGCGACGAATGGGCGCAAAGCTTGGACGCGTTCGCAAAGCTTGCGCCGCTCACGGTTCGCAACTGGGATATTGGCTATCGCGGCAACGGCGTCACGTTCGACATGGACCAAGACGCTGACTACGGCGACGGCATTGCCGAGCTGTCCGGCGTTCGAGCATGGAAATGGCTAGTCAATAACGGGTGGGCCGAGCTGGCTGCAGGACAGTCTTGCCCCTTCACTGGCTATTGCGGCGACGAGGACTTACTCGACGCAATCCGTGCGGCTTTGGCCAACCCGGCCTCCATCACGTCACTGCGCGACGTCTTTAACGACGCGTTACAAGGCTGGGCCTCGGCGTTCGAGGCAGACGTTGACTATTGGCAAAGCGAGGAGGCCATCCGCGAGGACATCGAGGCCAACGAGTATGAGTTTCACGCTAACGGCACCATCGCCTAAGACAGGAGCAATCTGACATGACATTCCAAAAACATATTGACGCAATCGCCAGCGGCGAAGTCACGAAAACAAATATCATCGGGCTGCGCAAAGCCCTCAACGCCGAGGGTCGCCGCCGCGCCGGATTATCGGTTAGCACGACCTGCCCCAAGGTATCGGGTGATGATATATATCTGGCGCTTGCCATGATTGACCGCGACCGCCCTAAAGTTGTCGGCGAGTTGCACGACAGCGGCGTCAAGCTTCTGCAAAACAAGCGCTACGCAAAGCGGCTGGCCAATTACGAGGACGTCATCGCATGGCCTAGCCACTTCGAGCTGTGCGGCTTCGACCGCTTGGGCCTCTACGGCCACTACGCGGTGCCAGTCTATCGGCTCGTCGGTCAGAACGGCGGCTCGTTCAAGTTTCGCAACATCCCATGGCAATCGGGCGGCAACGGTCCCGAGTTAGTTTAGGAGCAACACGACATGCACGACGACCCCGAGTTCCAAGTACTGGCCAAGCAATTGCGCGAGGAGGGCTACAATCACACCGTGTTCAACGAGTACGCACGGGTGAAGCCCGAGGGTGGCCTCGAGCGCGCATGGATTGAGCGCTCCATGGTCCATGGTGGATATGAGATAAGGAAACCGAGCAATGTATAATCCATATCAATGCGAAGCTGGCGAGATTGTCTATCGCCGCAACCCGACGCCAGCCGAGGTACGCCGAGGCGATGGTGCGCAACACTACCGGACGTTCGTCAAAGCCGACACGCCCGAGATATATCACGCCAGCGGCGCGCTAAAGTCACGCTTTAGGGCCAAAGACGACGGCCTTTTCTACAGCCGATAAAAAAAAATGCAAATGATGCAAAATAAATGTTGCAACCTCAAGTTGCATGGTGCATAGACTGTTCATCAGCAACAAGGAGTACCAAGACATGACATTCATTTCACAAGCAATCGAAACCAAATATCTTAAAGCGACCAACAGCACTGGCGCGCGTATCAAAGCGACCGCGTACGGCGGAAGCGTTACGGTCTCTCGCGACTGGGCACTGGACTTCACCGCCAATCACCGCGTCGCCGCAGAAGCGCTTATCGCTAAGTTAGGTTGGTCGGGTAAGTTCGCCCAAGGCAGCAACGTCAAGGGCGACGGCTATTTCTTTGTCAACGTGAAGGGCGCGTAACATGGCTACGTTTCAAATCGGCAAGACCTACTACACCCGCAGCGTCGCAGACGCGGACACGATAGTCCGCGTCAAGGTGGCGAAGCGCACCGACAAGACCATCGTCACCGACTTAGGCGACCGTCTGCGCATTAACGTCTGGAACGGCGTCGAGCAGGTCAAGCCATGGGGTTCGTACTCAATGGCACCTATCGTAAGCGCAGACCGCTTGCTGGAGACAAGCGTATGACCGCGCATATCATCATCAACGCATTTTTCTGGGGCGTCCTCGCCCTGTCCATCTGGGCAATTATCAGCACATTGAAGGGAGCATAACATGACTTGGACAATCGACGGCTGCATCTCAACGCAGAACCTAGACATCGTGCGCGGCGGTAACCGCATCGCCATGATTGATTGCGAGAACGAGGCACTATGCGATGGTGACATCCTCGCCAACGCGCACCTAATCGCCGCTGCGCCCGACCTGTTGCAAGCATTGCGCGACGCAGATGAATTTTGCCAGCAAGGGCTAAACAGCGCGGAACCGCAGCATTGGGAAGCTGCGCTGCAAGATATTATGGGATTGGTCCGCAACGCAATCGACCGAGCGAAGGGAGCGTAACATGACGCAGCTTACCGGGAACCATCGCTATCGGAGCAACTGGCGCGGCCAGCTTATCCTCCAAGTCGAGGAGGCCGTGCGGCACTCCGACCTGTTCGGCAGCACCGTCCACGGCTGGACCGTGACCAAATGGCGCGACGCCACACTGTTCGACCTGCAAACGGAATGGAACGACCAATGAACAAGAAACACAAAGACAATCTGCTCAAGCTGGCCGACCATCTGGCCGCACTGCCAGCCGACTACAAAGAGTTCGATATGCGCGACTACAACGCAGTAGAGGCCGACACGCACTCGGGCTTTAGCAGTCTCGGCCCTTACAACCGTCAATATGGCTGTGGCACTATCGCTTGCGCCCTCGGGCACGGCCCTGCCGCTGGCGTCCGCATATACCGGGACTTAGGCTGGGAAGAATATTGCGAACGTGCCTTCGGCGTCGATTGCGGAGGCTACTACAGCGACGCCTTCGAGTATATGTTCGGTGCCAACTGGCAGAATTTCGACAACACACCGCACGGCGCAGCCGCACGCATCCGCACCTATGTAGAGCTTGGCGGCAAAACGCCAGAAGACTGGGACTTTGAATAGGAGACCGACCAATGCGCATACCAACCGACGACAAGATTATGTCTATCCCGCTTGCACGTTGCGGCGAGTTCGACCTGACACCACCCGAGATGCAGCGCACCCGTCGCCTCATCTACTCGCTCAACAAAAGCCATGTTCACGGCTGGCGCTGGCGCACCATGCGCGAGGGAGACCTGCTACTCGTGTGGAGGATTAAATAAGCATTGCAACGCACGATTGCATGTGCAATTAAAGCGTATCAGCACCAAAGGAGCAACACGACATGAGTAAACCCGACAGCCCATCTGCCTTCCCGCACTTAGTGCCGCACAATCCAGATTTTGCGTATAGCGCAACTGGCATGACCCTGCGCGACTATTTCGCCGCAAAGATAATTAACGGCTATATATCCGACCCAACATCGACGAACAGGCCGTTCGCTGAAGTTGCCGAATGGGCTTATAAATTTGCCGATGCCATGATTGAAGCACGCACAACAACACAGGAGGATTAAATGGAACCGTATAAAATCGTCATCGCGGCACTGATTATCGTGGAACTGCTCACCCTGTTCGCGCTGTGGGAAGCCGTCAAGCGCGGCAACTTTTGGTTCGACGAGTGGGCGCACAAAAGCGAACAGAACCTGCGCAACAGCCTAGAGCTGCGGTATTGGA